TGCAGCTGGGCCGGTGCCGGCGCCGCCGCCGGCGACCTGGTGGCGATCGCCATCGGCTGCAGCTGGACCGGCGCCGGCGCCGCTGCCGGCGACTTGGCCGCGGCCGCCATGGGCTGCACCTGGGCCGGTGCCGGCGCCGCTGCCGGCGACTTGGCCGCGGCCGCCATGGGCTGCACCTGGGCAGGCGCTGCTGTGGGCAGTTGGGCGGCCACCGTGACCGTGGGCGCGAATGAGGTCGAGGCGACCGTGGCCAGGGCCAGCACGGCCTTGGCTACCTTTCCTTGCTCGCCCTCGATCCCGACAGCTGCGCCCTGGCTAATGAATCCGCCCAGCTCGCCAAACACCCGGCTCGGGCTGTGAATGCCCAGCTTTTCCTTGAACCAGCCAACGGTGCTGTCGGCCGCCGAGGTGATCGCGGTCTTGACGGCGCCCAGGCCGCTGGTGATGCCGTTGACCAGGCCGGCGATGATGTTCGCCCCGAAGGTCGAGAACTTGGCCGGCAGGTCGATGCCGAAATAGGACATGACCGCGGCGAACGCCTGGTAGAACAGGCCGACTGGCGACCAGTTCACCAGCAGCGCGCCGATGGCGCCGATGCCGCCGCTGAACGCGGCTTTCACCTGGTCCCACAGGCCGCCGACAAAGGCGCCGATCGGGGCCAGGCTATTGCCCAGGCTGGTGATGATGTTCCCGCCGAACTCGGTCAGCTTCGTGGGCAGGTCGATGCCGAAATAGGACAGCACGCCGGCGAAGGCGCGGTAGAACAGGCCGGCTGGCGACCAGTTCACCAGCAGCGCGCCGATGGCGCCGATGCCGCCATTGAACGCGGCTTTCACCTGGTCCCACAGTCCGCCGAAAAATTCCTTGATTGGCCCCCAGTACTTGTAGATCAGGAAAGCGGCGACGGCAATCCCGGTAATCGCCAGGCCGATAGGATTCATGAGCATGGCCCGGCCGATGAACAGCACGGCCTGGCCCAGCAGCTTGAGAGGCGACACGGCCATGCGGAACACGTTCGCCATGAGGCCGCCTTGCATGCCGAGGGTGGTCAGGCTGAATTTCAGCATCGCCAGTGGCCCCAGGATGGTGCCGAGCATCACCAGCAGCGCGCCGCCAGCCGTGAGCAGGAGGCCCAAGACGGCAACGGTTTTCATCAGGCCACCGGACAGGCGCGGATTCTCGCGTGCCCATGCGCCCATCTTCTGGGCCGTGTCTCCGAGAAATTCGGTGGTTGCCTTAAGTTCAGGCGCGAGCGTTTCACCGAACGCCACCATGGTGTTGGTGAACGTGCCGCCGGCGGCTTCCCACAGGTTTTTCAGGGTGCCGAGCTGCTGGTTGACGCGCTCCTGCAGGGAGGCCTGGGCGGCCATCTTGCCTTGCACCTCTCGGTAGCCGTCGACGCCCTTTTCCATCAGCAGGGAGACGACTTGCAGCGTTTCGGCGTCGTCCCCGAACACCTCCTTGAGGACGCTCAGGCGCTTTTGCGTGGTCAGGCCCTTGAGCTTGTCCAGCTGCTTGAACATCTTGTCGAAGCCGCCGAACTCGCCCTTGCCATCGGTAAAGTCCAGCTGTTGCGCCGGCGCCAGGCCCTTGTTGGCCTTGGCGATCTTCTTCTTGTCCATGCCCATCTGGAAAATCTTCCGGTAGGCATTGCCCGCGGCCTCGCCAGCCATGCCGGACTGGTCGGCCATCACCAGCAGCGGCGCCACGGCCTTGGCGCCTTCCAGGCCTTTCATCTTGATGGTGTCCATGGCCGGGCTGAGCTTAGCCATGCCATTGAGCATGTTGTTATCGTCCACGCCCAGGTAGAAGGTCCGCTGAATCACGTCCATCAGGCTGAGCATGTCCTTTTCGGTGGTCTTGGTCGCGTCCTGCATCTTGGCTGCGAACTCGGCCGCCTCGGCCGGGGTCTTTTTCAGCTGCACGCCCAGGTATGCGGCCGCCTCGCCCATGCCGCCCAGGATGGTCTGCGCCGAGATGCCCTGGCGGGTCAGCATGGTCATCATGTCCTGGAAGTCGGACGTGGTGCCGGGCAGGCGATCGCCCAGCTTCATAGCCAGGGCGTTGATTTTCTCGAACTCGGGCGGGACCACGCCGCCGGCGCGCATCAGGGCGCCGGACAGCTGGGTGGCCGAGTCCTCGGCCTTGGCGTATTCCGTGACCGGGACCGACATCGCGGCCGTGGTCACGGCGCCGGCTGCAGCCATGCCGGCGCCGGCGGCGGTGATCTTGCCGGCGGTCTGCTGCGTGCGTTGCATGCGCGCGCGTGCCTCGCCCAGGCGGCGCTCGCGCGCGGCCAGCTCGGCCAGCTGCTGCTGCTGGCGTTGCATGTCGGCCGTGGTGGCCTGGATGTTCTGGCGCAGGTCGCGCTCGTGCTGGGACAGGTTGCGGGTGTCGATGCCGGCGCCGGCCAGGCCGGTGCGGAGTTGATTAAGCTGGACGTATTGCTGGCGGTGCTGGTCCTGCAGCGCGCGGGCGGCGGCGCGGGCCTGGTCGAATTCCCGGACCATGGCCTGGGTTGGCGGCCCGGCAGCGTTGAGGCCCTGGGCGAGGGCCGCAACCCTGGCCTTGGCCGCGTTCAGTTCGGTGGCCGTGGCCGCCATCCCGGTGCGCAGCTCGCGCAGCGCGCCGATATCGGCCTGGGTCCTGTTCAGCTCCTTGAGGCGGTCCCGAGTCTCCCGTAGGGATTTCGCTACGTCATCGTTCCCCTGGCGGATATTGCGCAGGGGTCCGGTGATTCTGTCCGCCAGGTTGAACAGTACTTGCAATCTCAAATCGTTCATTTACTCGTTCCCGCTTCGTATCCGCGCGCGCTCGCGCCAGTCCATCAGTTCAGCCAGGCTCAGGCCGTCCATCGCTTGCGGTGTCCAGTGGAACACCACGGCGATGTCGGCCATTGCATCCTCTACGCGGTTCGGGATGCCATGCTCGCTTGCTGCGCCTTCGTCAGCAAAAAACCGGCGAACACGCTCCCCAGCTGCACCAGGTCGGCCGGGTCCATCTGGGCGACGTCCGCTTCGGTCAGCATCGGGGAGGAGATGCGCGGCAACACCTTTTGCACCGCGTCGATGTCCAGGTTCATCAGGGCCGACAGGGAGGTGCCGCGCAGCTCGCCGGCGGCCGGCTTGCGCAGGGTGACGTGCTCGATGGTCTGTTCGCCACGCTTGATCGGGGTTTCCAGGGTGACGGTGTTCGGGTTGTTCTCGTTCATGTTGGTATCTCGCTATTCAGGGGAAGGGGGCCGCCTGGTTGCCCAGGCGGCGAAGGTGCGACGGCTTACAGGCCGATCGCTTGGCGCAGACTCTGCAGGCGGTCGGTGCCGCCGACCTTTTCGACCATGCCGATGACGTCGATTTCGATCACGTCCTGGCCGTTGATGGTCAGCTTGTAGTAGCTCACCTCGGTGACGATCTTGATGGCGGTATCGTCGCCCGGCTTGGCGGTGCCCATGTCGATTTCGCTGTGACGGCCGCGGACCACCACTTCCACGGCGTCCACCGCGTCCGAATCCTGGCTTTGGTAGCCGCCGGCGAAACGGACCATGACGCCGTTGTGGGTCGTGACGCCCCACTGCTCGAGGACGCCGCGCATCATGCCGCCGACCGTCCACTCCATCGACATGGCCTCCTGGCCCATATCGACCTTGATCGGGCCGTTCATGCCGCTGCCGCGCCACTCTTCCATTTTGCGGGTCAGCTTCGGCAGGTTCACCTCGGCCACCTGGCCCTGGTAGTTGTTGCCATCGTTGAAGATGTTGAAATTTTTAAGCTTGCTGGGCAGGCCCATGTTTTTTGCTCCTGGTTGGGTAATTGAAGATCAGGGCCGATCAGGCGGCCGCGACGCTGGCGGCGAAGTCGACCAGGTACTGGTCGGTAATGCGCTGGTTCAGCATCATGTTTTCCAGCGGCGGTACCGGCGTATAGGCGTAGTCGATGGTCAGCTTGCCGGCCTTGAGGGTGTCCGCGGTGTTGGTCGAGGCATCGAACCAGGCCTCGGCGCCGATCAGGTAGCCGGCGGTCACCAGCTCGCGGAACTTGGCGTTCAGGCCTTCGATGATGTCGCGCACCAGGGAGGGGTGCATATCCTTGTCAACGGCCCACATGTGCGCCTCGGCCACCGTGTCGGCCAGGACCTGGGCGGTGCGGGTGTAGCTTTCGAAGGCGAACAGCGGATCGTCCGCGCAGGTGCGGCTGCCCCAGAAGCGATAGCCGTCCTTGCGGATCAGGGTCGTGACGTCCTGCTCGTTCAGGTAGCCGGCATCGGTCGCCGGGTCCTGCAGGTCCCAGAACACCGGGATCGTGATGCCGGTGACGCCGTTGACGCCCACGTTCGACAGGGTCTTGTGCCAGCCGGTCTCGGTGTCGATCTTGGCGCGCAGGCCCAGGGCATACGCGACGGCCGGCGCGTCGACGTCGACCTTCGCTACGGTGTCGAAGTTCACGAAGTCCGGCCAGATAATCATGACCTCGCGCTGGCTGAAGCCGGCGCGGTAGGCGGTGACCTCCTCCTTGGTCTTGCAGCCGAAGGCCGAGAGATAGGCGAAGCCGCGCAGCTTTTGCGCGATCGCCGCCAGCTCGGTGCCCACGGCCAGGTTGTCCAGGCCAGGTGCGCCCAGGATGCGCGGCTTCACGCCGAAGGCCGATTGAGCGGACAGCAGGGCCTGCAGGCCGGTTTTCTGGCCGTCCGCGGTGACGGTGCCAATGACGTTGGCGGCGGTCGCGGCCGCGTCCTGGCCTTCGGCCACGCGCACAACGATGGTCACCGGCTTGGTCTGGGCGCCGATCGCCTTGAGCGAGCGCGCCAGGGTGCCCTTGGTGCCGGCCTTGCCGACAGCCGACACCACATCGGTGAGCAGGACCGGCTTGTTCAGGGGGAAGGTGGCCGCGTCGGCGTCCTCGGCGGTGCAGACCATGCCGATAACGGCGGTCGAGATAGTGCGGATCGGGCGCGAGCCTTCGTTGATTTCGAAAACTCGTACGCCGTGGTGGTAGTCGGTTGGCATCTGTGCTCCAGGTTGAGTAAAGAGGTGGCCGTTGTGGCCGGGGGTCGGTCAGTTCAGACGGTGGCGACAGGATGCCCCGCGCGCGGGCGAGCCGCACCTGGCAGCGGTTGTGCCCACGGTGGGCACAAAAGAAAGCGGCCGGCCCCTTGTGAGGACCGGCCGCGCTGGGTCGGATTGTGATTACTTGCCGGGGACTGGTGGCGCCGGCGCGCTGGCCGGTGCCGGCCTCGGTGCCGGCGGAATGATGATGAGGGGTTGCCCATCGACCTTGCGCGCGATCAGGTCGGCGCCGGCCGCGGTGATGACGTGGAATTCCATGTCAGGCGCTGGACAGCTTGCCTGTGGCGCGCTGCAGCTGGTTCCAGTTGTGGCGGACTACCCACGCATACAGGGCGGCGATCGCCAGCAGGACCAGCAACTGCTCGCGCAGGTACAGCCAGGCCATCACCACCAGCAACAGCTTGAACGCCGCCAGGCCCGGCACGGTGCCCAGGTGGTCCATCAGGAAGCGGACAGCGGGGTTGAGTTCGCGGCCGCCGGCGCGCAGCACGCGCCAGGTCAGGAAGGCGTCGGCAGCCTGCAGGGCCACCACCAGGACAAACAGGACGACAGAGAGGAAATGCATGGGTATAGCTCCTTTGGTTACACGGGTTTGACGCGCACGTTGGCGCGGCCGTCCGGCAGGATGTTCTGGACGATGCCGACAACGCGGCGGTACTGGTCGAATGTGATCGCCGCGTCGTCTACCAGCTGGCCGCCGATGTCGTCGCCATCCTGGACCGGCAGCACGTACTGGCCCGGCTTGGCGCCGTACACGTTGACGGGAACCTGTCCGCAAAACGCGATGCGATCGACGCGCTGCCGTGCCTGCTCGAGCGCGGTTTCGAACTTGGCCAGCGCCTTCTTGTAGGCTGGCATCGTGGTGGTCTCAAAGTTGACTTGTGCGCCCTTGACGGCATCGGCGTACGCTGGCTGGTCCGCCTTATAGGCAGTCATCGCGGCCTCGTAAGCCTCGCGCTCCTCATCGCTGGCATCGTCGCCAGGTGCTTCACCAGGGTGTGGCGCGCCGGCGTATTGCGGGGCTTCGAACACGGGCTCGATCGGGCGCTTCATCCCCAGGGCGTCCTCGCTGCCCCAGGTGTCACCGCCGACATAGGAGGGGTCGGTCGACTTGATGAGGAACGATACGGCGCCGGCCCACTTGTCGGTGATCTTGCCGTCGACATCGATGCCGACGATCTGGCCCTTGGCGATCACTCCGGCTGTAGTGGCCTTGCGGTAGTACTCGGCGTAGTCGTTGCCGCCGGCGTTGATCGTGCCGCCGGCATTGATGGAGCGGCCGGTCGTCATATTCTTCATCGCCCGCACGGTACACGCGGACGTGTTGTAACCGTAGCCGTCACCGACAAAGAAGGTGCACGAATAGGACACGTCCAGGATCGTGGTGGTGACGTCGGTTCCTTTCGAAATAATGTGGGACGAACCCCAGCCGGTGAATCCGACGATCCAGTTGCCGTTGGAGTCGATCCGTGCCCTTTGGGTAAGGGCGCGCGCGTCAGAGAGGGTATTGCCTTCGCCGGTATAGAAGATGATCTGGCCGCGGGAACTCAGTCCGCTGGCGGCCGCCTCACGGTAAAAATCGATGCCCGCGATATAGGACGGATTGCGCACGTCCCTGAAACCTGCACCCCAGACGCCCCCGACCGTGTAGTCGTTCGGGTCCACGTCGATATTGCTGCGGTTATGGATCGTTAATACAGGACCGCTGCTTCGGTCGTCTTTGCGCAGCTCGAGTTGCGAATTCGGTGTAGACGTGCCGACGCCCAGGCCTTTAGTGGTCAGGAACATGCTCTGCACGAAGGTTTGCGAACCGACTGGACCTTCCGGACTTGTCAGCTCAAAGGCCATGTTGCCGCGGTACAGTCTCACGCGGCCGCCATAGAAATTGGTTCCGGTTCCGGTCCAGCGTTGCATTTCCAGGTAGGGATCGTCGCCGGCCTGTCCGAAGGCGACCTGGGGGGTGCCAGCTCCTGCAGGGAAATTCACCCGCAGCGAGTCGCTAAATACTGGCGATGCCTTGGGCGCCTTCGATGCCAGCGCATTGGTCATGGTCACCGCAAAATCCTTGTCGTTGCCCAGGGCGGCGGCCAGCTCGGCCAATGTGTCGAGGGTGGCAGGGGAGGAATTCACCAGGGCCTGCACAGCGGCTTGAATTCGCGCGGCGCCTTCGGCCTCCGTCAGGTACTGCGGGTGCGGATCGGCGGCCGCCAGGTGCAGCGCGTTCAAGTCATCCACGTACTTGCGCGTTGCCAGGACTACTGCCGGGTCGATTTTGAGCTGTACGGTGGCCGCGCTGCTCATAATCAGGACCATACGAACTACCTGGACACGGCCGGACCCTTCGGCCAGCTGCGGCTTGTAGGTTTCCGGACAGTTGCCGATCGCCACCAGGTCGCCGGCGTCGTCGTACAGGCCCAGTTCACGAATCCACCAGCCGCCCACGTCCTCGGGGATGATCTGTTCCGCGATCACCTGACCGGGGTTGAGCGGGTCCGCTTTCAGGGTGTTGATCGGTGCGCGGCGAACCTGGCGTACCAGGGCGGTGCGGTTGCGATCGGGGACAGGGAGGGCGCCGTTGCCGTCGCCCACGGCCATTTCCGTGAATTTCAGCGCAGTGCCCAGGGCCTTGGCGTTGGCGTCCTTCGCCTCGCCAATAGCGGTCAGGGTACAAAAATAAGTCTGATTTGCCATGCTTTCCTCAGTGTTTCGGTTGAACGGTAATGGTGTCGATCGTGTGCGTGCTGCCCGAGGTGCGCCAGGTCAGGGTCGACGCGACTTCGCTCGGGGTGTAGGGGTAGACGGTCAGCTCGTCGCCCAGGTAGCTGGCCGCGCCCAGGTATTCGGTGCCGCGCACTTCGACGCTGATAGCCAGGCCGAGCATGTGGCGCGTCAACGGCTTGGCGTCGTCGATCAGGCGTTCCAGCTCGAGGTACATTTCCTCGGTAATGCCGGTGTCCAGGACGCCGATGTCCAGCTGGAAGGTGCCGCGCGGGCCTGGCGGGTTGATCTGCCACCACTCCAGGACGCGGATCAAGTAGCCCAGCGGCTCGACCACGCGGCGAAGGGCGCCGATCGTGCCCTTTTTCTTGTGGACGAAGTAGGCCGCCTTGATGACGGCGCGCTTCGTCTTTTCCGACCAGGTCGGGTCCCAGCGATCGACGGAAAAGGCGAAGGCCAGGAAAGGGAGCCAGGCCACCGGGCAGGCGTCCGGGTTCCACAGGTCGCGCAGCGGGACCGGCACTCCCTCGATCGCAGCCGCGGCCGTGGCCAGGTTGCGTTCCAGCGGGGTGGCGTTCGGCGGCAGCAGGTTAGACATTCACGCCCCCATTGGCGAGGGTGATCCCGGTGCAGTAGGACGCCTGGGTGTCGTCCAGGGCCAGGTCGACGGCCGGCTGCTCGAGCACCACCTTGGTGACGCCTTCGACGTGCAGGGCGGCGATGATCGCGGACCTGTTCACGTCGCGGCCGATCCGGCGCTGGGTGTTGCGGTAGGTGTCGGCGCGCGCGGCGGCCGCCTGCAGGATCAACTCGGCTTCCGGCCCGGTGTTGTCCAGGTACAGGGTGGCGCGAATCTCATACGTCAGGATTTCCGCACTCTGCACCGTCACCAGGTCGCCCACCGGGCGAACGTCCTCCTCGTTCAAAGCCGCGGCGACCGTCTGCAGCAGGTCCGCCGGCGCGGTGCCGTCGCCCAGGTTCGATAGCACCGTAATGACGGCCTCGCACGGCGCCGGCGATATCGCGCTGGCGTCGGCCACGCGGCCGTCCGCGTCGCGGGCGTGCTTGACGTAGGCGTTACGGGGGCCAGCCACCGACATGCCTTCGAAGGCCAGCAGCACGCGCTCGCGCAGCGCGGCGTCGGTTTCCATCACCGCCGGCGTGGGCGGGGTGGTCGTGTCGTCGGCCGGCGTGATCGTCAGGCGCGCCAGGTTGTAGTTGGCGGCCAGCTGGTCGAGGTCACCGCGCTGCGCGTAGGCGAGCATGAGGGCGCGCGCGGCTTCGTTGACGCGCTGCCGCCAGACCACCTCGCGGTAGGCGTTCTCCTGCAGCAGGATCGCCATCGGCTCGGAGTCCAGGGCCAGGGTCTTGGCCACCTCGGCCTGCTGGGCGGCGGGATAGAGCGACACCAGGCGCGCCTTGCGTTCACCGTAGATCGTTTCGAAGACGAGTACTTCCACCACATCGGGCGCGGGAAGGGTGGCGAGGTCGATCGTGCTCATGCGACACCTCGAGCCGGGACGGTCACGCTGGTGGACAGCACGGCGCCGTCCTCGGTGGCGATACCTTCGATATCGAACACGGCGGCGCCGGCCTGGGTGATGCCGCTCAGGGACACGCGGCGGACCTGCAGGCGCGGTTCCTGGCGCATCAGCGCGGTGGCGATCGCGGCGTAGACGCGCACGCGCGTGACCAGGTTGTTGGGGGAGTCCACCAGGTCGAACAACCCGGAACCGAAGCGGCGGCGCTGCACGCGCGAGCCGGCCGGGGTGCCGAGTATCTTCCCGATGGACTGGTAGAGGTGGTCCCGGCCCGATATCGCGCGGCCGGTGGTTGCGTTCATTCCAATCATTGGGGCTTTCCTTTGCCGCTGTCGGCATGGGTGTGCTTGGTCAGGCTGATACCGCCGGCCTTCACGTCGCCGCCCGAGGTGACGTCGCCCGAAACGGCCAGCGTCCCGGTGCAGCTGGTCTTGCCGGCGTCCAGGGTGATTTCGCTGGCCTTTACCAGGACCTTGTCGGCTTCGACGGTGGCGGTTGAGGTCTTGACCGTCACCGAACCGGGGGCGGTGAGCAGGACCGTTGCGCCGTCCGGCAGGGTGGCCGTCAGCGAGTGGGCGTCGTGGTCGTACTCGATGCGCGCGCCGTCCGGATAGGTGCGGGTGTGCGTCGTCGGGCTATGGCTCGGTGCCGGAATGTCCTCGGTCGTGATACCGCGCAGGGCCACGGCGTCCGCCATGTCCCCACCAGGTGACAGGACCAGCACTTGCTCGCCTGGCGTGGGCGGGTTCCAGTCGCGGGTTTCGCCGGCGGCGAATGCCATCCAATGAATCCAGTTGGTCTGGAGGTCGCCACACTCGACGCGGCACAGCTCGGCGTCGTGATCGACTTCCAAGACGATGCCCTTCCGGATGAGGTTCAGCAGCAGGCGGTAAAGGTCGGTGGTATTCATGCCGCCATGGTGCAGGCCACGCGCGCGCGATGCATCAAGCGGGGTTTGTACTGAGGGCGGCTACATCAGCATGCGGTTTTGCCGGCGCCGCCAGGGGTCGAAAATACTCACAGAGCGCGAGTCCGGGGGGACGCTGCCGCGCCTCTCTCTACCAACCTGGACCCATATCGTGATTGAACAAACAGAACAACCCACTCCCCACTTGAACCGCCTGCATCAGGTCGATGCGGTGGAATTCGTGCGACAGCTGCCGGCCGCCTCGGTAGATATGCTACTAACCGACCCGCCCTATTGTTCCGGCGGCCTGCACCGCGCTGCGCGCGCTGCTTCCACCTCCAGCAAGTACATCAACTCGACCACCAAACAGGAATACGAGGACTTCGACTTCGACAACATGGACCAGCGGTCCTGGTTGTTCTGGTGTCAGTCCTGGCTGTCGGGTGCATACCGGGCTTTGAAAACCAGCGGCATGGTGGTGTGCTTCATCGACTGGCGGCAGCTGCCGGCGCTCACCGATGTGATCCAGGCGGCCGGCTTCACGCTGCGCGGTATCGCGGTGTGGGACAAGACCACGGGCCGCGCACGGCCGCGCCGCAACGGCTTCAAGCAACAGGCGGAATTCATCGTCTGGGCCAGCAAGGGCGCGATGCCCGATCGGGAGGTGTACCTGCCCGGCGTTTTCCAATGCCAGCTGCAGTACCCGAAACGGCACTTGACGGAAAAGCCGGTCGACCTGGCGCGCGAGGTCGTGCGCCTGGTGCCCGAGGGTGGGACCGTGCTCGACCTGTTCGCCGGCTCGGGCACGTTCCTGTTGGCGGCGAAGGAGGCCGGCTTGAATTGGGTCGGGTGCGAGATGAATCCGCGCATCTACGCCGATGCGTCGGCGCGCCTGGCCGCGGCGCCAGATCGCCTGGCCGCGTGACGCGGTGCCGGCCAGCTCGAGCAGCTGGCCGGCGACCAGGTGCGCTACCTGGTCAGACTTTCCATCAGCTTTTCATGGATCATTTCGCGCTCTGCCTGGGTCAGGCCCAGCAGCTGGCGGACCGGATACCGATATGACCGGCCGCCACGTTCCACCTCGGAGGTTTCGCCGTCCTGGTGGACACGCGCCAGGCGCGCGGCGCGGCCCATGAAGCCGACCGCCAGGCCATCGCTATTCGCCTCGACTTTGAAAAAGCGAGCCAGGCGCAGCTTGGCGAACATCTTCACGCGCCGTTTGATCCGTCCTTCCTTCTCCCTCAACCTGGCGTTGCGCATCACCACGCGCGGCTTGCGCGGCACGTACGCGCTGCCGTCCGGGTTCCGCTGGTCCGCGATGCGCTTTTGCTGACTGCGGCGCAGCTCGCGGCCCACGTCGATGGCGACCCTGCGGCGCGCCTTCGGGTCCAGCTTCGCCAGCAGGGCGCCGGCCCACTCCTCGAGCGCGGTCAAGTCGTCCATTTATGCCAGGCCTTTCTGGGTCCATTCCGGTACCGGCTCGTCCAGGTGCGTGAAAGTAGGCGCGCCCAGGTAGTCCGCCCCCACCTTCACCGCTTCGGACAGCGGCAGCTTGATCGACAGGTCGAAGGTCAGGTTGTTGAGGTGGTCCACTTCGAACGCGATGCCCTCGCGGCGCTTGTCGGCGTTGTCCAGGAGGTCCGGTTGATTCAGGCGAACCCACTGCAGCAGGGCCAGCATCACCGGATCGGCGTCGCCGGCATAGTCAAGTAATATTAAGTTGAGGGTATATTGATATTCAAATGATAGTGTCTTGGTATTGGTCGCGGCGACGGCGCCGGCGTCCGCGAACACCAGGAAGCGGTCCGGGTTGTCGGCCAGACCAGGGACGGCCGCGACGATCGCGGCGCGCAGGGACGCGGGTTTCTTCATGGCTTGGCCTTCACCTGGTCGCCGGCGGCCTGGCAATCCACGATCACGTCGACCACGGCCGCGCACGCGGCCCATGCCGCCTCAGCGCGATCGACGGCGCCGAGGAGGTCGCCGTTACTGCTGGCCGACACGGCCGGCAGGCTGCACCGCTGCACCCGCGGACATTCGTTCACGGTAGGCAGCGGCGCCGGTAATTTGCCCGTGGTCGAGCAGCCGGACAACAGGGTCAGGGAGAGGAGCAGCGGCCCAGCTGCGCATTTCAGCATTTTCACGTTCCAGGTTCCTTATGGTGGTTTCGCGCACGGCCAGGGTGGCCTGGATGCCGTCACGGGTTGTTTCCAGCTGCTGCAGCGCCTTCGCGTTCTGGCGATCGCGCTCGAGCAGCTGGCGAATAGTGGCGTCGCGCTCGGCCGTCTTGCCCTGGGCGTCGGTCAGGTCGGTCCTGGCCTTGTCCAGGTCAGCGTGCAGGGCGTGAACGTAGAAAAAGCCGGCGACGCCCAGCAGGATCACCAGGACCAGGGCCACCAGCTGGCCGGCTAGGTCCTTCATGCGGCCACCTTGTCGGCCTCGGCGTACTTGGCATAGGCGCGGGCCAGCTTGACGTCGTACAGGTTCTCCGCGTAGGCCGCGCCGTTGTAGCCGCGCGCGAACGCGCTCCACTTCCGGGCCTTGAGCGCGGCCAGCAGGGCCTTGTTGTCCTCGAGGGCGACGAATCGCACGAAGGCGTCCAGCTGCTCGCCCTCGCTTGCTTCCATGCACGCCACGAACTGGTCGACGCTGTCGTATCCGAGGGCTTTCCAGTGATAGCCCATGATCTGGAACAGGCCCCAGCTGCAGGACTCCAGGGCCGCGGCGCGGTCGATCATGATCGCGGACGCCAGGCGTTGGTACTCGGCGGCGCCGCCGCGGTAGCCGCCGCGGTCCTGGGACACGATGGACGGCCACTTGGCGGCCGCCGGCGCTGGGTCGATCCCGTGCGCCTCGAGCTGCTTCCAGAACACGTGGCGTTCGAACAGGATCACCGGCTTGCCGTTCTCGGGCAGCATGCCGTGGCCGCGCGACTCGACCTCGTTGACGGCGCGCACCGCGGCGAGTTCCACGCCCAGGGTGGCCGCGGCCTTCACCAGGTCGGCGGCCGTCAGGAAGTGGGCCGGCACGATGCCGCTCAGGGCCGTCATGGTCTTGGGGCCGGCGATGCCATCGACCACCAGGCCGGTGGCAGCCTGCAGGGACTTGACCGCATTTTCCGTGACGCGATCGTAAATGTGGGTCTCGGCTACAGGGTAGCCAGCGCGCGCCAGGCGGCGCTGCAGCAGGGCGACGGTCTCGCCCATATCACCAGGTTTGGCAATCATGGTCATTCACTCCGAAGAAGGCGCGCCACGTTGCCGCGGCTGCAGAAAATAAACAGGGCGAGGATGACGGCGCGCGCCACCTCGAAGAAGTCGAGCGCGTGGACGTGCAGCAGCACGTCGACGGCGGACCCGGCCAGGATCACCAGGAGGAACCAGGCGAGCCAGGACACGTGGTGCCGGTGCCGGGCGCCGTCGCGGCGGTACGCCACCAGGCGCAGCGCGGCGCCGGCGTAGGCGATGAAGGCGATAAACGCGTACAGGTGCGTCATGGTCACTTCCCCCGGTTCAGAAAGGCGAGCAGGTCCAGCGTCTTGAGCCGGTCCAGCAGCTGCAGCGTGACGGTGATCGCCAGGGCCGCGCCGAAGAAGCCGGCCACGCCGGTGGAGTGGATAGGGGTCAGCCGGACCATTTCGGGCGCGGCCATGTAGCCGGCGATCACCGAAATGACCAGGTAGGCGAATCGCTTCCCGAGGTTCAGGTCCTTGGAGCTGACAACCAGGAGGGCGGCGCCGGCGAATGCGCCGATGAGCGCGTTACCGTCGATGCCTGGTGCCAGGCTCGCAAAGCCAATCCCCGCTACGATCGCCGTGGTGGTAGTGCTAGGTTCTGCCATGATGGGTTCCTTGAATTTCAATCCCACAGCTGCAGCAGCGGGGTGGTTGGGGTTGTCGCCGGCGCTGCCGGCATTTCTACTTCCAGGCCGCTGGGAAGCGTCGGCCCGTGGTCGGCAAGGCCTGGGTTCATCTCCAGCACCTTTTCCACCATGCCGGCCGTGCGGCCGTACTGCCGCCAGCACAGCTCGTCCACGGTGTCGCCCTGTTGCGCCGTGACTTTCATCAGATCAGCTCAACGGTGGAACGCGGTTTGCCCAGGATGTCCCGGATAGCCCACCGCGCCTGGCGGCGATCGTCGCCCACGGTGTCCACCAGCTGCTCGGCCTTCGCTTCGCCGCTCTTGGTGGTGTCGTAGTCGCGGTAGCGTTCCGTGAGGTCCGCCTTGGCCGTGCGATGGACCGCCGACAGGTACAGCGTGACGTACACACTGGCGCCGCCGACCTTGGGCAGCGTGTCGGCCAGACTGGTGACGCCGGCCGCCACCTTGCCGGCCTTCCAGGCGGCCAGCTCGTGGTTGACGGAGATAACCGCGTCGACCACGGCGCCGCGCAGGCGGGCCAGGGTCACGGTGCCGTCCAGGCGCATCTGCTCGCGCAGCTGCTCGAGGTCGATGTCCGGGAAAAATCCGTCATTGGTCACGATCGCGGCGGCCGGTGCCGGCGTACTCGAGGGGGCGGTGGCGATGAAACTCATGATCTTGGGCTTTCGATAGGTGGCGGTGGGCCGGCGTCGGATCGGGGCGACCTGGTGGTCTTGCGATCGTCAGCCGGCGCCGCCATGCCAGAGGGGCTCTTTACGTGCTGCTGGCGGGCGCCTGCGCGCCTCCTGCAGCTGCGGCGGTCTCGGCGCCTTCGGTACCCGTGCTGGCGTTGCCGCCTGCAGGAGTGCCTTGGGCCGCCTCGATTGCCGCGTTGACCGCCTTTTCCAGGCGGGTGATGTCTTGTTTGACGCCGATCTTGTCGTGCAGCTCGAGCGCGCGGCGCAGGTACGACAGGGCCAGGGACGGATAAGCGTCCAGGGCGTAGCCGATCGCCTTGTACAGCTTGGCGCGCACCACGTCCGGCATGTCGTGCTTGTCGGTCAGGTCGGCTACCTTGTACAGCTGCTCGACGTCGAACTGCTTTTCAGCCTTGAGGCCGGCCAGGGCAGCTTCCGCGAACTCCTCGGCCACCGCGGTGGCCAGGGTGCGCTCGTACTGGTCGGGCAGGGTCAGGCCATGCGTCAGCGCATAGGCGGCGATCGCCAGCGCGCCGGCGTAGTCGCCCACGTCGATGCGCCAGACCATCACCGTGACCAGCACGTCGTCCTGGGCGCCGCGGCCGCCCTCGAGGGCGCCGGCCACGTAGTCCGCGTACTCGGGCAGTACCTCGAGCTTGACCAGGCGCTTGCGCTCGATCGACTGCACCTCCTTGAGGCGGCGCCGGTCGGTCGCCAGCTTGGCCAGCATCAGCTCGTAACCGGTTGCGCCGGCCAGGGACTGGCCCGGCTCGCCCGTGGCCGAGGCCTGGGCCGCGGTCACGCGCATGTAATGACGTTGGGCGAGGGATGGCATGGCTTAGGCCTGGACGATTTCGATGTTTTCCGCGACGGCGCCGCAACCGAAGTCCTCGACCACATAGGCTTCGTTGCTGCTTTCGAAGTTCTCGATGCGATCGCGCTTCGGGTTGTCGATCACGGAGCGGCGGCGGCTGCCTTCCTGCACGTAGATCGACAGGTTGTCCAGGCGCGTGACCATCACGGCGTTGGCCGGGAAGTAGGGCACGCGGACGGCAGCCAGGCCGCCGATGCGCTTCTGGCTGACGATCAGGTCGGCCGCGATCTGCTCGGTGGGGTCCTGTGCCTTGTTCAGCAGCGGGAAGTACTTGTCATGCAGCATGCCGCGGCCGCAGATCGCCACCAGCTCGGTATCTTCCTGGTGCCACGGGTCGAGCAGGTTGTTGACCATGTCGAACACCAGGGCGTCCAGGTTCTCGTAATCGCCGGCGGCGCCGACCTTGATCTTGCTGCCGACAGCGGCGCCGTGGCTCATGACGCGCTGCGCGGCCTGGCGGCGGTACTGCTCCAGCCAGCCGATGTTCACGTCCTGCAGCAGCGGGTTGGCGGCGCGGTCGGTGGTCGCGGCCACGCTGGTGCCGTTGAAACCGATCGTGATACGGTCCAGGGCTTGGCGCTTCAGGATGGCATCGCGCAGGCGGGTCTGGAAGTCCGCGAAGCGTGCCCAGGCGTCCAGGGTGGCGTAGCGCACATGGGTGTCGGAATCGGTTTTCTCGGCGCGGTACTTGTTGCTGTCCAGGCTGCCCACGTCGCGGGTTTCGCGGTCCTTGGCGTTGGTGTCGGTGCGGCCGGCGATGGTGCCGCCGATGCCCAGGCCCACCTTCTCGCCTTCCTGGTCGGTGACCAGGTTCACGTTGATGCTGGTCAGGAACTGACTCGATTCCTGCATGCGGGTTTCCAGGGTCTGCTGGACGGCCGGCGACACGGTGAATTTCGTCGTTGCGTCATCGACGCCGTTCAGCTTTGCCACCTGGGACAGGTACGCGTTGTAGAGCGCGCGGGTTGGGTTTTTCATGCTTGTGTTACTCCTTGAGGGTGAGGGGTCTATCAGCAGTCGGTCACTTTGGTGCCGTCGCCGCCAGTCGCCGGCGGGCGCTGCTGCTGGGCCGGGGTGTTCGACAGTTCCTGTTTCAGGCTTGCCAGCTCGGTACGGGTCTGCTCGGCCGCGGTGCGGTCCTTGCCGGCCGCTTCGATCGCGGCCGCCAGGTCGGCGGACAGCTTGGCGACGGTCTTGTCGGTATCGGCGCCGTGGTTCGCCAGGGCCTCGACGGCCTGGCCGATGTCGGTAAAGCGGGCGTCGTCGCTCGCTTCCTTCTTGCGGAACTTCGCCAGCAGGTCGGTGACGCGCTTGAACACGGTCGGCGCCGGCGGCTCGGTTTCTTCCAGCTCGATCGCCACCTCGTCGGCCGCGGTGAACAGGTTGTCGGCCTTCTGCTTTTTGTGGGCGAACGGGCTTGCTGCCGGATTCTTGGCGGCGAAAGACAGCACCTCGGTGCCCAGGCTGGCCGGGTTGTCCGTGACGGCCAGGCCAACCAGGTAGGCCTGCTTGGTGTCAGCGAAGGACGGATCGATTTCGATCGAGGTGTAGATTTTCTGGCCTGCCTTGGTCAGGGCCACCAGGTCGTCGGTCGGCTGAATCTGGGCGTACAGGCCCAGCTTGCCGGCGAACTCGCCCGATTCCTCGCGCGCTTCCAGGGCGATCACGTCGCCGTAGGCCTTGAACAGGCCGGCCGGGTCGATGCCGCGGTAGTGCTCCAGGTTGACGCGGGCGCCGTACACGGTCGGGTTGTAGTTCTTCGCCATCTGGGTGATCCAGTCGCGGGCGATGTTGCGGCCGTCCGTGGTCGCGCCTTCGACGGCGACGCGGAACGACTTCGTTTTTGCGTGGGCTGCAGTGCTCATGGTGTGGTTTTTCTCCGGTGATCCAGTACAGGGGGGACGAGGATCATGTTGCCGTCGCGCACGCGCGTGCTCAACCAGCAGGGTGTGTGTTGACGCTGGGCACAATTGCTTGGGGGTTATTCCGCGCGCGCGTGGCGGGTACGCTTGGCTCCATGCTCGAAACCACCACCACCACCACCACCACCGCGGCGCCGGAAATTGACCCGCGCCGCGCGGCCCGCACCCTGTACTGGCAGGGCTGGCGGGTGTCGTCTATCGCCCGTGAACTGAACCTCAAGCGGGCCACCGTCGAGGCCTGGAAACAGCGCGACGAGTGGGACAAGGCCACGCCCGTGGAAAAGGTGGAGGCGGCGCTCGAGGCACGCCTGGCGATCCTCATCGCAAAGGACAAGAAGGACGGCCAGGACTTCAAGGAAATTGACCTGCTGGGCCGCCAGCTGGAGCGCACCGCGCGCGTGACGAAATACGGCGAAACCGGGAAGGAATCGGACCTCAACCCGAATATCCACGCCCGCAATGCCGCCCCGAAGAAAAAGGCCGAGCGCAACGGGGTGAGCGAGGATCAGCAGGCGCGCATCCTGCAGGCCTTCCATGATTCCCTGTTCAACTACCAGAAGGTCTGGTACCGGAACGGCCAGCACCGCACGCGCAACCTGCTGAAAAGTCGCCAAATCGGCGCCACCTGGTACTTCTCGCGCGAAGCCCTGGTCGACGCGCTCGAGACCGGCCGCAACCAAATTTTCCTATCCGCCAGCAAGGCCCAGGCGAACGTATTCCGGCAGTACATCTGCCAGTTCGCGCGCGAGGCGGCCGACGTCGAGCTGTCCGGCGAAACCATCGTGCTGCCGAACGCGGCCGAGCTGATTTTCTTGAGCACGAACGCGCGCACGGCCCAGAGCTACCACGGCAATTTCTACTTCGATGAATATTTCTGGGTGCCAGGCTTCAAGAACCTGAACAAGGTCGCCTCTGGCATGGCGATGCACAAGCACTGGCGCAAGACCTACTTTTCCACGCCGTCCAGCATGTCCCATGAGGCCTACCCGTTCTGGACCGGGGAGCATGCCAACCGCGGCCGCGCGAAGGCCGAGCATATCCAGCTGGACGTCAGCCACGCCGCGCTGGCGGCCGGGCGCGCATGCGCAGACGGCCAGTGGCGGCAAATGGTCACGGTCGAGGACGCGGCCGCCTCCGGGTGCGACCTGTTCGACCTCGAGGAGCTGCGGCGCGAATACAGTCCCGAGGAATACGCGAACCTGCTCATGTGCCAGTTTGTGGACGATAGCAAGTCCATCTTCCCGCTGGCCGATCTGCAGCGGTGCATGGTCGATTCCTGGGTGGAGTGGGCGGACGATTACAAACCCTTCGCCGCGCGCCCGTTCGGGCATCGCCAAGTGTGGGTCGGCTATGACCCGGCGATGTCGGGCGACCAGGCCAGCTGCGTGGTGATCGCGCCGCCGGCGGTCCCTGGTGGCAAATTCCGCGTGCTGGAAAAACACCAGTGGCGCGGCATGGACTTTGAAGCGCAGGCGCGCAGCATCAAACAGATCACGGAACGCTACAACGTCACCTATATGGCGATCGACCAGACCGGCATCGGCCAGGGCGTTTACCAGCTGGTGAAGGTGTTCTATCCGTCCGCGGTCGGCTTGCACTACTCGCCCGAGGTCAAGGGCCGCCTGGTCCTCAAGGGCCTGTCCGTGGTGCGCGGCGCGCGCCTGGAATTCGACGCCGGCTGGACCGACCTCGCGCAATCGTTCATGGCCATCAAAAAGACCGTCACGGCCAGCGGCCGCCAGATCACCTACACCGCCGGATACAGCCAGGAGACAGGCCACGCCGACCTGGCCTGGGCCACCTTGCACGCACTCGGCAACGAACCTCTCGAGGGCACAACCTCGAGCAACACAAGCATCCTGGAGATTTATTCATGAAGAAGAAACACCACCGCGGCGACGCCGCGGCGCCGGCCGCACCGGCCGCGGCGCCGGCCGCACCGGCCGCGGCGCCGGCGCGCGCCCAGGCTTTCAGTTTTGGCGATCCGATCCCGGTCCTGAACCGGGCCGATATCCTGGACTACACGGAGGCCTGGACCAATGGCGAATGGTACGAACCGCCGATCAGCTGGACTGGCCTTGCCAAGAGCTTCCGCGCCGGCACGCACCACGCCTCGGCCCTGTTTTTCAAGCGTAACGTCCTGGCCTCGACCTTCATCCCGCACAAGCTGCTTTCCCGTGCGTCGTTCACGTCCCTGGCCCAGGACTTCCTCACGTTCGGCAACGGCTATCTCGAGGACCAGAGAAACCGCCTGGGTGGCACGCTCCAGCTGGTACCGCCCCTGGCGAAGTACATCAGGCGCACCATCGACCTGCGCCGCTTCGTCCAGGTCAACGGCTGGCAGAAAACCCACGAGTTCCAGGAAGGGACCATCTTCCACCTGCGCGATCCGGACATCAACCAGGAGGTGTACGGCCTGCCCGAATACCTGGGCGCGCTGCACGCGGCTTGGCTGAACGAGTCCGCAACCCTGTTCCGGCGCAAGTACTACGAAAACGGCAGCCACGCCGGCTTCATCCTGTACATGACCGATCCGGCCCAGCGCGAGGAGGACGTCGACGCGCTGCGCCAGGCCCTGAAAAACAGCAAGGGGCCGGGCAACTTCCGGAACCTGTTCATGTACGCGCCCCAGGGCAAGAAGGACGGAATTCAGCTTATCCCGGTGTCCGAGGTCGCCGCAAAGGACGAGTTTTTCAACATCAAGAATGTGACGCGGGACGACATGCTGGCGGCGCACCGCGTGCCGCCCCAGCTGCTGGGCATCGTGCCGAGCAACACAGGCGGTTTCGGTGCCGCGGACACGGCCGCGAAGGTGTTCGGCCGCAACGAACTGGAGCCGCTGCAGGCGAAGTTCCTGCAGCTCAATGAGTGGTTCGGGGACGAGGTGGTCAGGTTCAACCCGTACACGCTCGACCTGGCGGGCAAGGCCGCCTAGTCCTCCTGACGCTGGCCCGCCTCGGCGCCGGCGTCTTTCCATCCTTCAAAGCGCACGTTCCAGGTCTGCACCGTGCGACGCTGCGACAGCTCGTCAACCTCGATGCCGGTCACGCGTGCTTCCCCGCCTTCCATCCACAACAGCTTCGCATCGTAGAGCGGGGCGACCACGTCTTGGCCCACGTCGCCCACCAGGCGCGCCACGGGCAATGTCCGCTTGAACTTCGCCACGTGTGATTCCTTGAACGAGAATGCGCCGCTGTAGGCCTGTTGCGGGAAGGCGAGCCGGTGCAGCGGCAGCGGCCGGCCTTGATCCTCAAACAGCAGCGTGACGCTATCGGGCATGCCGGCGCCTGGTCAGTCGTGCGGCAGCAGGCTGCCCTGGGTGTCGCCCTTGGCCGGCGCCGGCGGGTCGATCGCGTCCAGCTGTATTTCTTCGTTGAAGGTCATCACCGGGACCTGCAGCAGCTGGTCCGCCTCCTCGATCAGCTGGTCGACCGGCTGCAGCTGCTCGGATTCATCCACCAGGATTTGAGCGTTGAACGAAGCGAAGCGCGCGCCGCGGTCGCCCTGCCAGGCCACGCGCGAGTTAATGATGTACACGTTGACGTTGCCCGATTTCAGCACCTGGACGAACTTGCAGTCGCGCAGGATCGCAATCGTGTTCTGCACCGTCCTGGGCGCGATGCCCATCTGCTTGGACAGCGCGGCCGCGCTAATCACCACGCCGTTGGTGCCCCTCGACAGCTTGGAAACCATGAAATGCAGCACGGCCAAGGCCATGGGATGCTTGACGCCCAGCTTCCACATTGCCTGGTGCGCTGCCTTGTCGGACTGCAGCCAGCCCTGGGACTTGTTGCCGCGGCCGTCTTGGATATCGTCGGCAGCCGGCAGAGTAATGTTCTTGGCGGTGGTGTTCATGGTTCCTCAGTGGTGCGTTGTTTTCCGGCATAATAACATGGGTTGTGCCATAAAACTACATAGGTTCGGCATCTTGGTGCATAGGTTTGACGTGCGGACTGTATGGGTTCACCGCCAATGTGCAAGGCACTACGCACCAGGATGCGCAGGTGCCGCCACGTCGAAAGGATGCCGACCTTACGCACGTAGGTGCGCAAGACTACGCACCACGGTGCGTAATACTGCGCACGGTGGTGCGTAACCCCGAAACCCATGCAAACCTAGCAACGGTGCGGGTTCCAGCCGTTTTCAGCTCATCTTTTGCCCTATTAGATTGTTGCTGCTCATCATCCACCTTACTGCGAGCTGGGAAGAAAAAGAGACTGCCCCGCTTCGCGGCGCACAAGGTACGGGAGGCCAGGGCCTCCCTTGTAGACTCAACCCCAGCATGCACCGGCCGCGGGACTGTTCGGCAGACCTTCGCCGGGCTACGGGTTGCCCGCGCCCAAGCGCGGTCAAGTCCTACCGGACCGGCCCTACCGGCTCACCCTGGCCGCTGCGCGCCCAGGGCTTCGGGCACCTGCCTCTCCGTTGACGCTGGCCGAAACCCCGCGCCCTCTCGGGACGCGGCGGCCGCTCGCCTCGATCCACCACCGTTCGCAAACCCCGGTCTCCAACCTGGTGGCCTTCCGCCGGCGCTGGCCGAGACATGGGTTAGTTGCAAATCGGGGTTTCCGGGTTTTGGTTCTACGGGTTTACCCGCGTAACCGGGCGTGCCGGTTCCCGTAGGGAATCGGTGCGCAACCCAAGCGGGAGCGCGGGCAGGTGTCCCGTTGGCCTGTCCGATAGCTGGTTGCCTGCAGGTCTGGCGCCGCCCTGGTCAACTACTGGCGTTGCTGGCCGGCGCCGGCGTGCTGGCCGCGCACCTGGTCGACCAGCTGCTGCACGCGATCGCCGCTGGCGTCGCTCCGCTGCCGTGTCCTGTTTGTGTTTGTGTCCCTGTTTGTGTGTTCGCCCAGCTGCTCGAGCTGGGCGCGATCGCGTCCGCCCACCTGGTCGACGTCCAGCTGCTCGAGGTCGGCCACCTGGTCGCCTGCTCTAGCAGGTCCCCCGCCCTGCAGGATGCATCAGAAGGCCCGCCATGACGCGCGCAGGCGCGCCGCCCCGACGATGCCTCCGCGCCGCGCGCGCGGCGCCACGGCCGCCCTGGTGCCCCTGCCGGCCCTGTCCTGCCCCTCCCTCCCCCCGCCGGGCCGCCCTGGGTGGCCGTGCCCCGGCTTTCGGAGGCCCCTCCCGCCTCCGATGCTCGCCTTAGCCTCCTCCTTTTGATGCATCGCCGCCAGTCGGCCGAAAACCGCCGTGGCGCGGCTTTCCAGGCGTTTGCCGGTTGCGGCATGTGATGCGCTTTGATGCGCCTGCAGGCCGTTTTCGTGCGGTCCTGGAGCGATGCGAGGCATTGACCGTGAGAAAGGGCGAGTCTTGTCCGGGATAGGAACACAGGCAGCGCACGCCGGGGATTAGGGGATTCAGTCTTTACGTGGTGTAAGTGATTGATTTCAATAGCCTTTATGCATCCCCACCATCCCCAAAAAGGCCGGGGATGAGGTGGGGAATCCGGGGATGAAAAGATAGGCAGGGGGGAAAAGTCGGGGAAAACCGTGTTTTACCTGGGGATGCGCGCGACTGCCCTTTTTCCTCGTTATGTCTCTCTCTTTTTCTTGTTTTGAGAGAGAGGAGTACAGGGGACGGCGGGCGGCGGCCGGCTGGGACTGAAAACAGGCTGGTGGGGACAAACTCAGCGTTTACGGGGATTTTTCGCTATTCGTTGGGGACGGTGTTTTCTAAAGAATCAAGTACTTAGGCGAAAAAGCAACACCAATCCCCATGTTTTTTGCGTTCCCTGTGCCTTGCTGGCGGCGAAAGAGTTGCGGCGGCCGCCGGCGCCGTTCTGCCCTGGTCCTCGAGTGCAGCCGGCCGTCGACCAGCTGCCGATTGGCCCGCAGTAGGCCTGAAAATCATCTTAATATTAACTTGATATTCATATTAAGTTGATGGCATAATGCTTTCAACCTGATACGAAGTTAATATTAACCTAGTATGAGGGTGATACTAACATAGTGGATTCAGACCTTTGGAGATGACAATGAGCGTGCAAGAGATGATGCAGAACCTGCGGACGGCCATCACGGGCTATGAACTGGCGGCCGAGCAGCTGGACGGCGTGATCCTGGGCCAGGGTTTCGTGGTGCGGTGCCAGGGCGTCTACTTGGCCTTCGATATCGACGGCGCCGGCCTGGTGACGAACCCGCGGCCGGCTCGGCCTCAGATGGCGACCCGCTTCACCAGGTCGGACGCGAACACGATCGCCGGCACGGTGCGCAACGGTGCCGATGCTGCCGGCGAGATCGTGCATGTGCGCGACGCTGTGGCCCAGGAGCTGCGTGTCACCCGCGAACTGCTCGAGCAGCTGCAGGAGCGCGCGGCGATCGACAGCGGTAAATATTCAGTTAATATCAACTGAATAGTAAAATACGATTAAGTCAACATTAAATTACTAGGGCACTAATATGACGATCTATGTTGTGGCGAACAAAAAGGGTGGTATCGGCAAGAGCACGAAGGCGGTCCAGCTGGCCACTGGCCTTTCGCTCAAGGGGCGCCGCGTCTGGGCGGTCGATGGCGACGGCGATCAAACGTCCATGCTGCTGGCTCTCACGGTTCGGGCCAACTCGGGTTTCCCTGGCATCGCCGCATGCGAGTTGTCCGAAGGGGCGACGCTGCGGCAGCAGGTCAAGCTGCAGGCCGAGCTGTACGACGATGTGGTCATCGACGTGGGCGCGAAGGACAACGGCGCGCTGCGCGCCGCGTTGACCGTGGCCGACGTCCTGGTGATCCCGTTCGCGCCGCGGACCTTCGACGTGTGGGCATTCGAGAACATGCATAACCTGGTGACGGAAATTCAGGCCATGCGCGACTTCAAGGTGGTGGCATTTCTGAACAAGGCCGATCCGGCCAACCAGGACGCCGACAACAAGCAAGCCATTCAGGATATTTCGGCCTACGGCTACCTGATTGCGCCTATGTCGCTTGGCGATCGCAAGGCCCTGTCGCACGCCAGCGCGCGCGGCCTGCACGTCACTGAGTTCGAAGGCGCCGACCCGAAGCTGCGCGCCGAGGTCAACGCGCTGCAGGAATTCATTACCTCTGTTGCTGCTGCTGTTCCAGTAGCTTAACGGCAAGTTAATATTAAGATGCCGTCAAACGAATATTAGAGAGATATTAGGATGAATGGAAATAGCAAAATCGTGTCGAAGCCGTCGCTTGCTGCCCAGGTGGCACAGCGTGCGAGTGACGCCGACCTGGACAAGTTTGTGAATGGTGCGCCGGATGCGCGGCCGCCGGCGCCGGCGGCTCCTGCAGGTGCTACGCCTGCAGCTGCAGCGCCGGCAGCGGGGGAGCCGGCGCCGGCGATCGCGCGCCGTGGTCGCAAGACGCCCATGTACTTGACGCTGCCCCAGCTGGTTGTGGACGACATCGACCAGGCCTGCGCAAAGCTGGGCGGGATGAGTCGGCCGAACTTCATCGCCATGCTGGTGAGCCAGTACAAGGCGGGGCAGCTCGGGTAAAAAAAAGTGGCCGCGCAAGGCGGCCACAAACGTGATCCACTCGCCTATGTCAGCGAGTGTCTGGGAGCCACCAGGGACCTGGTGGCGATATCCGGGAAGAAAGACCGCGCGAAGCGGCCCGCGTATTATCTCCAAGATTTGCATGCACGCGTCTGCGGCGATGCAATAAATTTCTCTGCTTGTAGCCGGCGCACTACTCGGCGCCGGCGTCAGGTCATTCCTTCGGGTTCCAGCCTACCGACAGGCCGAACTTGTTCAGGCCCTCGATCGAGACGGCGGACAGGTGGCGAACCCGCTTCATCATGATGGTTTTTTCAATCTCCTTGTCGCCCTCGAGGAGCACGCCCGCCGCGTGCATCTGTCGCTTGAACACCGTCGCGGTTTTCACAGGAAGGGCGTTCCACTTCTCGCGCAGGCTCGGGGAGCTGGAGAGGTGGTCCATGATGTGCTGCGGCCGCACCAGCAGCACTTCCTTGTTTTCGAAGTGATCGAACTTGTACGGGTGCTTGAAGTGGCCGGCGTCGATTTCCGACAGAACCGTTTCCATGATCCAGACCCACGGCGAGCGGTCGCTGCTCGTCTCGGCAATGTGGCCGTTCATTTCCGCCAGCAGGTCCCTGCCGAAGTTGCCCTCGGTGTAATCGACGCCGGCGAACTCGGCCAGGTATCGCCAGGCCAGCAGCACGGCCGCGTAGTTGCCGGCCATGCGCTTGGCGCCGTCATCGTCGCCACCAGTCCGGCTGTGCTTGAGGCAGTAGTCGTGCAGCTCGCGGTACTTCTCGAGCACGTCCATTTTGTCGAGCTTGGTCAGGAACTGAATCCATTCGCGTACCGGGAACTGCGGCAGGTCGTCGGGCATCATCGGGCCGCGGCGGCCGGTCAGGCTGGTGCGTACGATCTTGCCCAGCAGGCTGCGCACGGGCACGTCCTCGCCGGCCAGCATCACCGGGGCGCACATCAGGTACTCGGTCATTTCGGCGCCGCGCTTGGTGGTGGTGTACTGGTAGCACTCCTGCAGGATCGCCACGGCCTTGTCGATCACGTCCTGGCGCCGTGCGCTCAGTTCTTCCCAGCCAACGGGGTGGCTCGTGTAGCTGATACTGGTCAGCAGGCGGAATTCGGTCTGCAGGCTCTGGCCGGAGAACATGGTAAATGCCAGGGTGCGCTCGAGGCGCTTCACCAGGGTGGATTTACCGGCGCCCTTGTCGGCCTGCAGGGTCATGTGGGGCCAGAAGCCGAGCAGGGCCTTGAGGTGGCCGCCGAGTGCCCAGGTGAGCGCGATCGCGGCCGCGTTATGGGTGAACGTCTCCTGGTACGCCTTGATGACCTTGCGCGCGTTCGCGCGCGGGCCGGATGGGAACGTCAGGTTGTGGTAGGTGCATTGCTTCTCGGCCTCGGTGAAGTAGCAGTCCGGGCCTTCGTTGACGGCCAGCTGGCCGTCGCGCCAGGCCAGGCCCACGAAGTTGGCTGCGTTGCGTGCGCCCAGGTCGGCGGTGCGCTCCAGGATATTGACCATGCGCGAGAACTCGGCCGGCTTCCAGATCGGGCCGAACTTGGTCCACTGGTTGGTGTTGTGCAGCTGGTCGTCCATCAGGACCTTGCGCGTGAGCCGCGCGCCGTGGCGCGGGGTCTGCACCGTCACGGAGAAATAGACGGTGGGGGAGTGGTCCGGATCGCCGGTCATGGTGGCGGTCGAGCTGGCGACGGAAACGCGGCTGAGGGAGGCGACGCGGAAACCGCACAGGTCGTGATAGGTCGGGGTGTCCTCGCCGGTGTCGCTGTTTTTTTCCGTCCTGGCGATGTAGCTGGTGAAGTCCAGGCGCGGCCGGAATCGCCAGTACTGCGCGTAGTCGTGCGCCGGCAGGTACACGCGCGGCCGGCCCTGCCTCGAGGCGTCGCCCGGCATCCCGGCGATCAGCCAGGATTCGTAGTTTTCCAGGGCCAGGCGCAGCGCGTGCGGGTCGTGCGCCTGCAGGTAATCGTTCACGTCATTGATCGTCTTGCCCTCGCCGTCCTTCCAGTCGGCCTGGTCGACCAGCACTGCGCTGATATTCAAGGCGGTCAGGCGCTCATACAGGACCCACGCGGCTTCGGGACCAGGGCGGCGGCCGGCGCGCGGGTGGCCGTCCGGCAGCGGCTCGTCGTTGTCCATGCAGACCACCACCTGTTTGCCGCGCAGGAAGGTGAGGTCGAGCGTTTCCGCGTTGTTGATCCCTCGGATGGCGATCGCCGCGGTGCCTGGAATACTGCAGGTATCGACGGACAACGCATTGATCGAGCTTTCTACAATGACCACGCGGCGCGCCTGCTGCAGCTTGCGGGGGTCGGCCGTCCAGTAGAACCCGTCCTTTTCGCCCTGGGTCTGGGTCTTGACGTCGCCATTGATAGCCGGGTCCAGGAAGCGCAGGTCGACGGCCGCCACCTGGGCGGTGCCAGGTGCGCGGACGATGAAGGCCACCGCGGCGCCGCCGTGCCCTACGGTGCCGGCCGGCTTGGTCGAGCTGGTCCAGTCGTTGAATCCCAGGGTCTTGGCGCGGATCGCCGCCTCGATCGCGGCCGTGCCGATCTTGCGGCCCACCAGGTAGTCGCGGGCCTTCTCGCGTGCGCCGATGCAGCGGTCTGCGATGTAGTCGAGCATGCCCTTTTTCTCGGCTTCGGGCTTGTTGGCCTGGTCGGGCTTGTCGTAGGGGATCTGGTATTCCTCATGCAGAAACTTCATCGCTTCCGATGCGCTGCAGCCTTGGCGATAAATCACCAGGTCGATACAGGACCCGC